ACTTGGACTCCTTGGGCCTTGTCAGTGGATGGATGTTTTATTTCCAGAGGTCCGACGCGAATTTACGCAATGAATGGTCCAATTACACGAATTGGCCGTATAATTACATGCCGTATGGAGAAGAAGATGCCCCCCAACCCGGAGATTATCCAAATCCGGAGCCACCCAATATTCCGGCGACCTTGGGTCCGGGAATGAATCCCGACGGTTCGCCATCTGGACTAATGATAACGGGCGTATATAATCCCGGGAACATTAAAGACATTCTTGTTGGACTTGGGATACTTCTTGATGGACAATATCGAGAGAACATATTGCCTGCGGGGGTTTTCAATTATGTTGAAAAATATACGAGAACTGCTGGAGATGCGCCGTCTGGACTTTTTTGTTATAACTTTTGCTTGAATACTTCTCCTTACGACAGTCAACCTTCGGGGGCCATGAATATGAATCGATTTACAAATATACAATTTGAAATTTCGACAATCACTCCTCCGCTCGATCCATTAGCACAAGTGCTGACGATTTGTGATCCAGATACGGGCGAAATAATTGGAATCAATAAAAAAAATTGGCAAATTTACAGTTACAATTACAATTTATATGTTATGGAAGAGCGCATCAATATGGTCACATTTGTTGGCGGAAATGCGGGGCTGCAATATGCAACCTAAATAAAAAAATGATTTAAAAATACATTATAATCAATGTTATATAATGACTTGTGGGTATATTTACAAAATACAATTCCCAAATGGGAAACATTACATTGGTTTAACGACTACTTCCTTGGAACAACGACGAGGAGAACATAAAAGAAGAGCAAAAGGAGGTGACGCACAATATCTGTATAACGCATTACGAAAATATGAAATGACAGATACCTTTGAACTTATAGAAATAGATACAGCGGAAACAAAAGAGGAATTATGTGAACTTGAAATTGAATATATTCAAGATTATAATTCATATTATTTGAATGAAAAAGGATATAATATGACGTTTGGAGGAGAAGGGCTCAACGGTTATATTCGTACAGAAGAGGATAAACAAAAAATGAGTGAAGGAGTAAAAAAGCATTATGAAGAAAACCCGGGCGCAAGAGAACAATGTAGCGAAAGAGCAAAAAAACGTTTTGAAAATCAAGAAGAAAGAAAAAAACTGGGAGAATCAAGGAAAATTTATTACAAAAAAAATCCGGAAGCAGGGAAGGAACATGGTGAACGACTGAAAGAATATTATGAAAAAAACCCAGAAGCCAGACAACAAGCAAGTGAAAGAACCAAAAAACAATTTGAAAGTCCAGAAGCAAGGCAAAAAAGCAGTCAACGGACGAAAAATTATTACAAAAAAAATCCAGAAGCAGGGAAGGAACAAGGTGAACAAATTAAAAAACATTATGAAGACAACCCAAACGCAAGAAAAGAACATAGTGAAAGACTTAAAGAATATTATGAAAAAAATCCTGAAGAAAAACTAAGGATGAGTGAAAGAAGTAAAAAACAATTTGAAAGCCCGGAAGCAAGACGAAAAACTTTAGATGCACGAGGAAAAAACAAACCATTTGATGTATTTACAATAGATGGAACATTTGTAAAAACATTTTGTTATCAATTTGAGGCAAAACAATATTTACAAAAAGAAAACCATATTACCTCAAATATCGATATAAGTGCTGTTTTGTTAGGAACACAATGTAGTTCAGCTGGGTTTATATTTACATATAAGTAATTTTAGAATGTCGAGTATACCATAGTATCTACCTCATATCGGGTCAATAATCCATCATTTACAAAGGATAAAATTTCGCAAATTACATCATCGCAAAGAGGTGTCCCTTTTTTCAACACCCTCACTTTCTCCGTATACTCAGGAATTGCATACAACGCAACATACAAGCCAATAAATTCTTGAATAGGACCAATATGTGTTACATGTTTTATAAGCGAATATATCGCAGCAATACAATTGTCAATCGCAGTGCTTTTTTTCAAGTCAAATAAAGCCAACAAACTTTGAAATAGTTTATATAAACGGATATCATTTTTTACTTCCAAACAATGTTTTATTTGAACAATATATCCCTTGACCTTTTTACAGTGATAATATTCATTGGTTTGGATTGGACACACAACGTGCAACATTTTATCTGTGAAGACAAAATATTGTATCTCAATATCAGTCGCCTCAAAATCCTTTGTGATTTTGAATGCCGACTGTTTGTGCTTTATTATTGCTGCTAGTTCATCCTTCTGTATACCTGGGGGCATATTTTCATGTTCAATTCGCTGATGAAATAGCGCGATTTTCTTATCATAATAGTGTCTATTTCGGTCCGCAACCATAAGAGCGCGACCGTATATATTTGGATAATATTTTATGGCAGCTTCAATCACTCCATCTGTAGCTGACTTGGCTTCTGCTATTATATCGAGTAATTGTTGCTCTAATGACATTTGATTCTAATAATAAATATAATCAAATAATCAAATAGTAATCAATTTTTTACACGGGGGTAAACCCCCGTAAGCCCCCACGCGGCGGATTTGGGCCAACTCTCTTTTAAAAAATCCACTTTTCACGGGGACAAGCGCCGTAGGCGCGACGGTAGGGCGAAGCCCGTCCCGTAAGCCCCCCCACAGCGGATTTGGACCAACCTTTTCCAAAGGTTGGGTGGAGCAAAAAGGGGGTTTACGGGGGCTCCCTTCGGGACCCGTGGAGAATAAAACACAGTCGCTAAGCTTTTGGCTCTTTGCTTCGCTGAACGCTTTTTTCACGAAGTTTCCGTAATACTTATGGAAAGGTGGATTTCCAAAGGTTGGGTTCCCTGATTTTAAAAATATGCGTTCGATTGTAAAGGTCCGTCGTCCACAAATTCACCTGATAATGTTAATCGCTGAGGATATTTGGGATATTCGCGTGACGGAGGTTTGTATCGTTTATTGAATAATTTCATATCTTCATTAAACGACGCCCGCCACATATTGACACCATAATCCATTGTAATTGGGTTGTTTTCATCTGTAATCACTGTAGCCTGTGTTCCAATATCCGTTGTCAGGGTAGAATAATTTGGCGTGACGCCGATCGTTAATTTCCCTGCATCATCATTTCCTGAAATAAATTCTGTTTGATCTGGGGTTAAAGGTGGAACATATGGTTGGCAACCTGGGCAGTCAATATCTGCAAAACATTGCTGACCTGTTATCGAACAGCGATTTGGAGGTCCGCAAAAATTCTTACAGCTGTATGTAGTGGTCAATGGCATATCCACTGAATGAGTAGTATCGGGTTGTCCAAGGTCTCTCATAACATTGTTTGTAAATCCTTCGAGAGAAAACAATGTATTCAATGCCGATACAAAAACAATGATAAACAACAAGAATAAAATATCATATCGAAGCTTCATTTACATCTATGGATATTTTATTTTAATCGCTTTTAGAAAAAGCGAGCAAAATTTTGATCCACTTTTTTCAAAAGTGGATTTTTCAAAAGCGAAATTTTATTATACCGTAAATATAGTAATCATGTCTTCAGCAGAAACTCCCGATTTAGATAAAAAAAAGGAAGATACATCAACGCCGACAACCACAAACTTAAAGAATATAGGAGGATTTTTGTTGTTGTTGACGTATTACATTCTGGGTATAATCGTATATTTTCAATGCAGTGGATTAGTGTTATACGCTTGTAAGCTTGCCCAATCAAATATACTACCAACAGATATAAATTGTTCTCCGTATACAGACCAAGATCCCGTCATTAAAGAAATATTAATCAACATATTCAACTCTGGAGATAATTCAATGAAAATCAAATTTCCATACAATGCGGATAACAAAAAGAATTGGTTTTTAGATATGCTGCGAAATTATAAAAAGGATCCGGATTCAAATTTCATTGGAAATTATTATGTGTCAGTTGCTGAAAGTCTAATGAGTTTCTACAACATGTCCTATAATGTAAGTTTGAACGCAATGAACCAATTTTTACCAGAGACCGTGATTGTATTGTTTGGGCCATTGATAATGTGGGGAGTTTCAAGTCTAATATTCATTGCTGCCAACATATATGCTGTCGCTCTTTGGGTAATGAACGCGGGTTGGTTTTTCAAGAAAAACGAGAACGCGAATACTGAAAAACCCCCCAAATGGGTAGATCGTTCCGTATTCAAAGATGCGTTGCCCTACCTATTTAATTTGTGGCTTATGTCGTGCTTCTACACCTTGGGAATTATCCTTTACATTTTTGCCTTTCCCTTTACACTGTTATTGCCTTCGCTAACAAATATGTTTACAATATTTTCAGGGCTTTCGTATGAGGCGAATTTCAACAACGAAGCAACCCCTGTAGGAGTTGGAAAAATAGTGATGAAGTTGTTTAAGTATTTCAAGGTGTTGATAATGGCATTATTTAGCCTGATGGTTATAATTTCAGCATTTGCTAGGTTGGGAACATTCGAAGGTATCTGGTCAATTGTGGTTACAGGTTTAATTTTGTGGGGAGTTATATCGATTGATATATTCAAATCTGTTGACCAGACTGGTTTATCGCCGTTGGTCCCGGATGTTCAAGCTATGAGATCCAAATGTAGCAAAATCAAAGAAGATACTGGATTTGGCATGATGGGATTAAATTTATTCAAACAAAGTGGCGGGAAGAAATTGGTCAATGAATTGAAACAATTTGGTAAAAAGTATAGATTATGATTTAGAGAGATGTCGATACAATAAACAAGTAATGGAGAAACAGATGCCAACTAGGAAATATAAGTTATCCAAGCGACCGTTTGTGAGTATATGCACCCCAACATTTAATCGTCGCCCATTTATTCCGTATATGATTAAATGTTTTGAGAACCAAACATATCCAAAGGACCTTATGGAATGGATTATTATTGATGACGGCACCGACCCGATTGAGGACCTCGTGAAACATATTCCCCAAGTGAAATACTTCAGGTATACGGAAAAGATGACCCTGGGTAAGAAGAGAAATCTTTCTCACGATAAGAGTTGTGGCGAAGTGATTGTTTACATGGACGACGACGATTATTATCCACCCGAGAGAGTGAGTCACGCGGTAGATATGCTGAAGCGAACCCCAACCGCATTGTGTGCTGGGTCAAGTGAAATGCATATTTATTTCAAACATATTAACAAGATGTATAAATTTGGACCGTATCATTCGACGCATGCGACCGCTGCGACATTTGCGTTTAAACGTGATTTATTGAAGCAAACGCGTTACACGGAAACCTCGTGTGTGGCCGAAGAGCGGGATTTCCTGAAGGCGTATACGATCCCCTTTGTTCAACTGGATACAACCAAGACTATTTTGGTGTTTTCACACATGCACAACTCGTTTGACAAGAAAATTGCTTTGAAAGATGCCCCTAATCAATTCGTGATGCCATCCGAAAAGACCGTGGATGATTTTATCAAGCAGCCAGATTTGAAGGCCTTTTACATGGATCAAGTGGACGAGGTATTAAAAACATATGAGCCAGGTAAGATCGACTACAAGCCGGATGTGACAAAGCAAATCAATGAGATCCAATCCAAGCGTGCCAAGGAAATGGATGAAAGGCAAATGAACTTCAATAATTTGAATAATGACCAAAAGGTTAACGAACTTATGGCTGCACTTAACAATTTAGCAGCTGAAAATCATGCGCTGAAAGAGAAAGTCAATTATCTTGACAACAAAATAAGAGAGATTGTTCAGCAACAAATTAAGACAAAGGTCGCTTCGGCGAACTCTCTTTCATAAACAATTTGTATACAATTTATTTAATTGTATACAACCACTTGGCCGCGCTCACATCCTTATCCGTGCTCACATCCTTATCCGTGCTCACATCCTCTCTTTTACGCCTTTTATCATTTGAAACGCCCGTTTAATGTTGTGGACTATACACCCAAACCTCTTTGGGATACCATATTTTATTATTTTCATACACAATCCCATTTCCAAGTAATACATTTTTAATAATTTTATTGCGTTGAAAATCCTTCTTAGTTGGAAAACGAACTGCTAATATATCTTTGGTATTATCTATACTATTATTTATGATACTCATTTGTTGAGATAATGATAAATCTATTTGTAGAAATATAAACCGTTCTTTATTTTCGTCCCACAAATTATTATATTCCTCAAAATCGGCGCCTGTTTTTTCGTGAAAATATTTAAAATCTACGATCATTTGATATACTTATAGTTTTGTTTCTAAACAGTTTTTATAAAATAAACCGATGTTTGAAATTAGAAAAGGTGTAAAAGTGGATTTGGCTCCACCTTTTCTAAAGGTGGCTAAAAGAGAGCTTCCTCCTCTATTTCAGGTTCAATATCAACTTCTTTATCTTCTGTATCGGGTGCGTTTTCAGTCGTATATTTGTCCAAGTATCTGTAAATACGGTTAATATCCAATTTACCAATCTCATAATTTTCCAGCAAAGATTGGATTTGTGTATCATCGCACTTTGTTTTCAATTCTACAAAAAACCCGTATAAATCCTTTTTGTCCATTCCAAGTTGTTGGCACAAATTCTGTATAAACAGGGAATTATTATATTCCGTTGAATATTTTGTCAATACCTTCGTAAATCGAACCTCTGTTGGATTATATTTTTGCTTGAATTCAGCATGATACATTTTGTTATTTTTGAGTGTTTTAATTAGGGAACTCATTTCATTGAACTGCCATATTTGCTTTTGGAATGTGATTCGGTCAATGTAATCAGCAAAACAAATATTGTCTAATTGTTTAATGTAAAATGGGATTGACACCTTTTTTTTTGTTTTCTCGAGAACGTCAATGATATTTTCGTGCCACAATAACCCCACACTTGTACGATCAGTTTCATTCATAATATTTGTGTGTTGGTCAAACGAATAATATCCGTTGATTAGTTTGTGTGTAATTTTTTTAGTATCGTCGTTATACGATTTCAACTGGAGAATATTCTCAATCGTATCATTATTGAACAGTGACGGATTTTTACAATAAATATTATATATACTGTTTAGTTTTCTCAAATCACCCTGGGAAAAGCCAACCATTTGGGTTTTTACTTTTATATCGACCATAGGCAATAATGTATCGACAATAGACTCGATTTGACAGGGTAAAGGGGTTTTTAGTTCAATTGTGTTACACACTTTCATTAACTCTTTTATCTTTTTGTCGACGCGATAATTACCGATACAAATAATCGGGTTCATTGAAACCTCCTCCAACTTTTGTTTTTTGGTCTTTTTTGGACGTATTAGCTTGATTAATGTGTTGATGCCGCCCTTGTCTCCGTTGTTCATCCCATCGATCTCATCCATTAGTATTGCTATCTTCTTGATTTTTTTATTGAACATGCTCATGATATTTTTATCCGACATATTGCGCTCGGTGATATCATCAATCACCGTTTTATTCCGGATGTCTCCCGCATCATATTTCACAATATCATAATTCAATTCTAACAAGATTTTGACAACAAACGACGTTTTCCCGGTACCAGGATCACCGCAAATATAAATCCCCTTTTTGAATAACGGATTATTCTTGTTCTGTTCAAAACTTGTCAAAATTGTTTTCATCGTATTTTCTTGTTCTTTTCTGTTTAAAATAGAATTGATATTCAATTGATCCATTCTATTATAATTGAGAACTTTTTATGTCAAAAACAAACATATTAGCGATAAAAACGATGAATGAGATGTAAAATATATTATCTAAGCAGGCGGGTCAACGCCATATGTAACACCATCCCACGAAACGTTGCATTTTT